ATCTCACGTGCTATTGAGTGGAATCCACTTCAAGTTCGCGATGCCATGAAGCTTCTTGGGCAAGTGTACACAAGTGCAGTGAAAGAACGAGAGCTGACTTCCTCGTACGAGTCATTCAACGAGATTCTGTTCCTAGGACATTATTTTGTTCTTGTGGACGGGTCTTGGTCAGGGGCTCTTCGAAAGTCGACTCTTGAAGAAAGTTTGCTCTGGACTCGCAATCGCAATCGGACCATTGTTCAGGAGGCTCGTCAGATGATTGAGTACGCTAGTCAATGGGACAAGGAGTATTTCGAGTTCTTCCGTGACAGTGTCAACAACGCTTTGGAACGCTGTGGCTTAGATCTGGTAGATCTTCCGCCTTGGTCTTCATTGCGCCGTACTGTTGCAGAACGCACTACAGAGAACTCCGCTGATTTTCGGTTTGTGGCTGAATCTGATTCGGTTCTTGGTGCTACTCAGACAGGTCCTTCAGTTCACACTCGAGGTCTTGTTACAGTAGACACCAATACGATGATTCAGTCTCGTGATGTGGTTTTGAGTGGTCGCGCCCCAATTGGTTCGGCCATGAGTGAAGAAGCAGGATCGATGAATATGGGCACAGAGAGTTTTGTTCGCCGTGGTCAATGGAACTGGCTCAACACAGATCAGGTTGGAGCTCAGATTTCTGGTTTCACTGCCATTTCCCTTCCATACGGAGTTTTGGGAATGGGTGATCAGGCGAATATTCAAAACATGGGTTTCCAGAATTTCCAATTTTCTGAACCCGATGTGGAGATTATGGTGCAGCTGAACGGGTCTCCAACACAGGCAGGTTGTTTGGTCGTGTACTTCACCCCGTTGAGTTCAGTCGACCCGCAATTCGTGAACTGGGTTGGTCTTCCTCACATGAAACTGTCACCGTGCGACAATCCTACGGGCGTGTTGCGAATTCCGTTCAGGTATTGGCGTACAATGCTCGACAATCAGTTGGCGCACGATGCTTTGATCAGCACTGGCTACCTGCGCATGGGCGTCTATTCGCCTCTCGTTTCGTTGTCGTCCCCGCAGAATTGTGGGGTCACCATGTTTTCCCGATTTGTTACGACGCAGCGTATTCCCCGTGTGTTACCACCTTCGCGGACGAACGATCGTCCTCGATATGGTTTCACCCGCGGTACTGGCAGCTTGGCGGGTCAGTTGCTTTCGAGTGACAGAACTTGGGTTGCTGAAGGAGGAAATGTTTCCACAACCAACGTGCAGAACACTTACTCTGTTGGT